ATCTTCAGCTGGAACAAATAGAGATACTTGTCTTTCTAAAGAGGGGTCATAATAAACTTTTTTAAATGCATTACCTGCTAAGCCTAGTCCCCATAACATTCTTTCATGTTCAGGTCTATACTCGGGCATCATGTCCATAAGTTGGTAATTCATGTTTTCTTGCACACGAGCAGCAGCTTCTAAACATTCAGGAGTTTCTTTACCTATAATAGATGTCTTTACTGGGCCTGCAGCAGGAAAAGTTTCCATCATAGTTTCAGCTTGGAACTTAACGAGTGCTTCGGAGAGTAGTGGGTGGTAGACAGCACAGGCGCCTTCCCACGGTTCGCTTCTTTGTTCTATTTTAAGGCCTAATAGTTCTAAACCATCAACATAAGTTTCTAACCAGTCTTTTCTTGAGTTAACATCATTATTAAAATCTTCAAGTAAATCTGAAGCTAATTCTTCCATATATTTATCACTTAGTTCTTCTGCTAAGTTTTCATTAAACTCATCCTCTTCCATAACATCGGGATCAATGGTAATTTCTATATCTCCAGCTTTAATAGTAACCTCTTCGGGGTCAACAATTTCTATTTCTATTTCTTGCTCTTCTTCCGCAAGTTGTTCCATCCCCTTAGGTGCTGCATATAACCCTTTATCTACATCTGCCATAACTTTTCCTTATATTAAACTTGAACTGCCACCATTTTTGTAGCCGTCGGGTAATTTTACTTTTCCACTTTTTTTCTTTGCATTTATTTCTTTAGGGTCATATGTAACATTTACAGGTCTTCCTTCTCTACCTACATACGCAGTACCAATAACATTTCCCGCTCGTCCTGCTTTTCCCTGAAGTAAATATTTACCTGCATTTTTAGCTGTCCACGCAGCTTTTTGTATGGGATTCATTGCTTCTAATTCCTTTATAATTGACCCTCTATCTTCATTCATCCAATCATAATTATCAATTGCTTGAATTTTTCCATCAGGCAGTTTATTGTAATTAAATCTACCAAACGTTTGTTCTATAGTATCGCCGCGTAAGGTATCAAGTGTACCATCATAATTTTCACCCGATTTATATTGCACATTTCCTGGAAGAGTAGAATAATTAGCTAAATTATTTTCTAAATTTTTAATTCCACTTTGTAGTTCTTGTAATTGTCCGTTGTTAGTATATTGCTCATATGTGTCATTATAAAGTTGTTTTATTTCTTCTGGACTTTTACCTATACTGCCATAAAAAGTCCCTTCACTAAATATTACATCTCTATATCTATCAAATAATTTATCACTTAATTCCCTTTCTTTAGCACGTTGTTCTGGAGTTTGATTTTTTATATGATATAGCTTTGTATATTCTTTCCATTCAGGGTCTTGGCTTGTACCCTTAATAAACTCATCTGCATTGGGCTTAATACTATTAAAAGTGGCTACATCTTCTTTTTTATACTCTAAATCTTGTGTATATTTGTGTAGTCTTGAATCATCAAACTCTTTAATGCGAGCATCTAACATTTGTAGTTCTTTTTTATTTAAATCTTTTTCAGTAAATGGTTTTCCTTTTTCACCAAATAAAGATTGTAAAAACCAACGATAGTCACTTGGAACAGTTTCTTTCCAAAGTCCATATACTCCTTCGCTTTTATCTACATCTGCCATAACTTTTCCCTAAATTAATTTCACAATTATAACGCATAATGTCTTTTTTGACCACGCCCTCTAAACATCTGTATATCATCTTCTTCGTCACTTGGCAAGCGAATAAAACCACCCTGCCTAAATCTTGATAAGGCTAGTGTTGTCGAGTCAACCAAGTCATCGTTGGCTCCTGATGGAAAGTCATTACACTCTTCTATTACCTCGTGTGCCCAGCGTCTATCCGGCGCCCACACAACCCCTCCAGCAAATAAGTCTGATACTGCATTTACCCTGCTTATTTTGTCTTGGCCTTTTCCTGGGGTGAATTCACCCACTGGAATACCCATTCTTCTAAACTCTTGGTAAAGAGCAGCACCGTTAGACTTTTTCTCTACAATAAAAGCATCGGGTTCCCATTCGCGATATTCCTCGATACAAAGTTGTTTTAACTCTGGGAATTCTAGCCGTTGTTTTATTGCATTCAGTAGTATTATATTATAGTTATTGACATCTTCGTTAAAAAATACGCCCCAAGTCGTTAATGCGTTATAATCGGCCCTATTATTGGCTTCTTGTGCAGCATCTAGGGTCATAATGATGAATTCACAGACAGGAGGGTCTTCTTCTTCCCATATATTCCACCATTCTCGTTTAATCAGCGCCCCTTCTTCAGATACCGGGTTTTGCATGTACTGTGCGTTCCAATACCGTACATCTATGGCTGCACGTCGGGCTTGTAGCTCCTCAATACTCCAAAACTCAGGCCATAAAGGGACCTCTTCCCCCATACTATTCTGTAAAATCGCTGGAAATTCAACAACTTCCCACTGATCTACGTCATCATTCTTAACCATTTGGTTAACTATCTGTCCTGTTAGGTCTAATTTAGACCATCTTGTCATTACAACAACAATAGCACCACCAGGCATAAGACGCTGAAGCGGCCCAGACTGAAACCATTCCCAAGCCGGTAAGAAAACATCCGATTTACCCAATTTAGCGTCTTGTTCTGAGTGAGGGTCGTCAATAATAAACAAATCCGCGCCTCGACCCGCAAGCGCACCGCCCACACCGATTGCGAAATATTCCCCATTAAAGTTCGTACCCCACCGAGAGGCCGATTTACTATCCGCCTGCAGGCTGATATCCGGGAAGATGTCCTTATACGCGTCTGAACCCACCAGATTTCGGACTCTACGACCAAAGTTAACCGCAAGGTCAGCCGTATGAGATGCCATAATAACTTTCTTAGCTGGATGCTTACCCAAAAACCAGGCAGGCGCCAGATAGGAAATAAGTTCGGATTTCCCGTGTCGAGGCGCAATATTGACAATAACTCGTTTTCTTTTTCCTTCAGCGATTTCTTCGAATAATTTAGCCAGTCTTGCATGATGTGCTCCTATTTTGTAGCCGGGGTAGACGTGTTTAATAAAGTCAAGAAAGTTAGCTTTTCCATTCTTCTGTTTCATTTCTTTCTGGTAGTCTTTTAATAATGCTAAATTCCGTCGTCGCTCTCTTTCTGACATAGCGGGTAGCGCTTTCTGTAATACCTCTAGGTCGTCGTGGCTAATCATTTATTTTAGACTCTATTACTTCACCTTCAACGATGCTGCCTTTAAGCTGTTCTATGGTTGCTAGCAGTTCTTTTTCTAAATCATCTCCAGATTTAGTAATGTGAGTAATCTCGGTCTTCCTCTTAAACGCATCAACTCCATCAATCTCTCCTATCATACGTAGGGCTGCTAACCGTTCCCTAGAACTCTTGGCAGTTTCTGCCTCTTGTACAGCCCGGTTAAGTACATGAAGTTTAAAGTCTGCCATATCTTTTACTAACATACAGTTAGTCTGCGCCACCATGCCTGCAAGATAGGCCATTGTTTCGTTTGGATAATGACCAAACTCCGGTCTAATATCAGGATTTATCATCATTTCTTTAGCAAGCTCTTCAGCTTGTTCTATGTCTTCTGTAGTAGGTTCTATCACTTCGTCGGTAATATCAGATAATAGCTTAATAGTATTAGTGCGGGCTTGAATCTCCTCCTCAGCTGTCATATCTGGGAGAGCCTCCGCGTTATTTTTAGGTAGGGGTATATTGTCCTCTATATGAGGAATAACTACAGTTTGATTAGTTTCTGACATGTGTCGCTGTACACCTTTAATTTATTTGCAGCTATAAGACATAAGTATAACTAAGAAACAAGAGATTGGCAATATGTAAAAATAAGTACCAGAAAAATAGAGATTTCAATTATGTTCATACTCCCATTGTAGTGGGTTTCTAATGGGTATGTGGTAGTGAGAATCATTCTCAAACAAATTGCTCTTCTTCAAATTTTCTAGTCCTTCTAATACTTGAAGATTCCAAGGCACATGTAGGCCTGATACTAACTTTCCTTTTAAAGGAACAATGTGATCGACGTGATGAAGTGTTCCAGTAGTTTGAGTTAGTCTTTTAGATATTTCATAATAAACCTGAATATGCCTAAAATCTACCGGACGTAGCCAACTAGGAGTTCTGTTTAGTTTTTCTGCACGGTATTTAGCTCTGTTAGCATTTATTTTTCCTCGGTTTTTATGCCTATATATAGCTTTACGGATTCTTTGTTTTTTTTGAAGTTCTTTCTCTGTGAATATTTTTTTTCTTCCTCCGGTTCTAATTCGGAGAGGAAGGGGGCCACACAAACTTTGTTTTACAATTTTACATAATAAACTAAGTTTTTTTTGTCTTTTATATTTAGCTTCTTGTCTACACTTTACACAAGTATGGTCTCTAACGTAGCGTTCTCCATTATGTCCTTGAGAACATTTTATTCCTATATATCTAGCTTTTTTTTCAGTTATTGCAGTTGCTCTATTTATACGAGATTGTTCTATAACAGGATCTATAACAGCCTCTTTTCCTCCACGTTTTCTATTGCGTTTACAAACTATACACTCCCAATTACCTGTATATCGAATAGAGCCGTGACCATATTTACATGGGTCCCCTATGTATCTAGTTTTTCCTGCAGCTAGTGCTTCTTTTCGAGAAGTTTTATATTGCATGCGAGGTAGTCTACCAGTTTTTGAGAATTTTTTGCAAAATATTTTTTTATTTTCGGTATTAGTAAAGTGACGGGGGGTATTTGAAAAATGGTGGGGTTATTTATACAAATCATAGTGTGTGTGTGAGTGCGGGACTCCGATTTTTATTTGTGTGGTATGGGTATGGGTGCGTTTGGTATCCTGTCAAATTGACAGGGTTTTAATAATAAGTATAGCTATATTTGACTTATAGAGTCATTAGATACATAATTCAACCATGCACTAGAGATTAACTGTCAATTCTGATTGTTTCATTAGTGCATATATTAAAAGGAATTATATTATGTTGAATAAAACATTAGTTAAAAACGTAACACGTGCATTAGATTCATTCGCAGTAGCAGACAAGAAAATAT